TAATGATCAGAAAGGTGATGCGGAGGCGTCAAGGATAAAGCTTGATGCCTTTAAGGTTGGTGTTGATCTCATGAGGAATCGGTAATGGCCGCAGTTACGGACAATATGCTGGAATATTTGCGGTCTAAGATTCGCAATATCATGAATGAACACGCAGACCATATTGCCACGGGATGTGCTGCTGATTGGGCAGACTATAGGTATCAAGTGGGGATTATTGAGGGTTTGGCGAAAGCCGAGAGAGAATTGCTCGATATGGTGGAGAAATTAAAAGAGCATGACTGATCGCCCGCACCGGGCGGTGGGCATCGCGCAGCCAGAATGCGCGTAGAGGACTAAAATGCTTAACGTAGATATTAAGATGCCTGAAGGAGAAGTCCGAGGAGCCAAGCAACTCCCGGAACCCAGGGGCTTTAAGATTCTGATTGCTCTCCCAGAGCTTGAGGAAAAGACTGACGGTGGCATTTATCTCCCAGAACAAGTCCGCAACACGGAAGCCCTCGCTACCGTTGTTGGGTTTGTCTTGAAGATGGGTGATTTGTGCTACCTGGATGAAAAGAAATTCCCGAATGGCCCCTGGTGTAACGAGGGGGATTGGGTTCTTTTCCGGGCCTATAGTGGCACGCGAATCAAGATTCACGGCAAAGAGTTCCGCCTGATCAACGATGACATGGTGGAAGCGGTTGTCGAAGATCCACGGGGGATTTCACGGGTATGAGTGAAGCTCGCAAAACAGACGATCAAGACGAAGGCTTTGAGATTGAAGTCGTGGACGATATGCCCGAAGAGGATCGGGGTCGGCCCATTGCTCCCGAGGTAACGGAAAGTGATGATGACATCACCCTTACCGAGGAAGAAATCTCCAAATACCGCGAGGAGTCCCGGCAGAAGGTTCGGGAGCTAGCCTTCAAGGCCCACTCGGAGCGTCGAGCTAAAGAGCTTGCGGCTCGTGAGCGGGATGAGGTTATTCAGTTGGCTAATCGGCTGGCTGAAGAAAACAAGAAATACCGGGAATTGGCCGGTAGCAGTGAGCAATTTGCTGTAAATCAGGCCAAGACGCGGGCTGAATCCGAGATCAATGCCACCAAACGCGCCATGAAAGAGGCGTTTGAGGGCGGCGAAACGGACAAGTTCATTGAACACCAAGAGCGCCTTCAGCGTTTGGTTAATGAGCATGAGCGGTATTCTGCCTACAAGCCGGAGCCGATTCCTGAGCCTCAGCGGTTAGAGCCGCCGAAGCGCCAGGGGCCTGACCCTGAAGCTGTCAAATGGGCCAAGAATAATCCTTGGTTCGAGGGTGGCAGTGAGCTTGAGAAAGAAATGACGGGTTATGCTTATGCGGTCAGCGATGTGCTGATTCGGGAACATAAGATTGACCCTCGTAGCAATAAATACTTTGACGAAATCAACTCTCGTGTGAGAAAACGATTCTCGGAGTATTTCCAAGAACCCAGCGCCGAGGCCCCCGCCCAGGCTAGGGTTGCGAGCGTTGTTGCTCCTGCCGCCAGGACGACAAAGGGAACTCGCTCACTAAAGATGACCTCGACGCAGGAGTCCATTGCTCGTCGTCTGGGTTTAACACGCGAGCAGTATGCTGCTCAGTATTTGAAGGAGTACGGTAATGGCTGACCGCACACCCCGCGACCTTGAAACCCGGGAACACCAAACCCGCGTTCCTTCTTGGAAGCCTCCTTCCATTCTCCCCGACCCGAAGCCACAGGACGGGTATGTGTTCCGCTGGGTTCGCACATCTATGATGAATAATGCGGACAACACCAATGTCAGCAGGCAAATGCGCGAGGGCTATGTGCCTGTTCGTGCTGAGGATCATCCTGAGCTTATGCTGTTTGCCGACCAAGACGGACGCTTCAAAGGCAATGTCGAGGTTGGTGGTCTCCTTCTCTGCAAAATCCCGGTAGAAATTGCCAAGCAGCGCGAGGCTTACTACGGAAACATGGCGCAGCAGCAGATGGAGAGCGTGGACAACAATTTGATGCGCGAGAACGACCCGAGGATGCCGCTGCTGAAACCAGAGCGTTCCTCTCGGACCACGTTTGGCCGTGGGCCAAGGGAATAATCTCTTGGCCTTTATCCTCAACCATATCCTAGAAAGGTAACGGAAAATGGCTGCTACGCTTGCTCCGTACGGGCTTCGCCCGATCAACCTTCTGGGTGGTCAAGGGTATGCTGGCTCGACTCGCCTTTACGCGATTCCTGCTAGCTACTCTGTGAGCATCCAGTACGGTGATCCGGTGATCATCACCAACACGGGTTCTTCCCGTGGTTATCTGGCGCGTTTTAACGCGACCACCACTGCCACGACTGTCACCTCTACGGGTGGCGGCTTTGGTTTTGTTGGCGTGTTTGTGGGCTGCACGTTCACTGACCCGACCTACGGGAAGGTGTTCCGTCAGAACTACACCTCTGGCAACACTGCCTCTGACATCCAAGGCTATGTCGTGGATGACCCGGATGCGCTGTTCCAGATCCAGGCTGACGATACCCTCGCGCAAACGGCTCTGGGCTGCAACGCGGCTCTGATCCAGACGGTTGCTGGTAACTCCGGCGCCAACATCAATTCCGGTGTTGCGCTCGACGCCTCCAGCATCGCTACCACCAACACCCTGCCGGTTCGCATTGTTGATTTCGTCAACAGCACGACCAGCAGCATTGGTGATGCGTACACCGATGTCATCGTGCGTATCAACACGCACTTCCACCGCACTGGCAATACCGGCTCCGCCGGTACCGCCGCGTCGTAAAGGAGGCTGTGACCTATGGCAATTAGTCGCGCACAGCTACTCAAGGAACTGCTTCCGGGTCTGAACGCTTTGTTCGGTCTGGAATACAAGCGGTACGCTGAGGAGCATAAGGAAATCTACGAGACCGAAACCTCGGAGCGTTCCTTTGAAGAAGAAGTGAAGCTGTCTGGTTTCCAGGCCGCTCCAGTCAAGAACGAAGGCGCCGCGATTGCGTATGACAACGGCCAGGAAGCCTGGACCGCGCGTTATACGCATGAAACGATTGCGTATGGGTTCTCCATCACTGAAGAAGCGATGGAAGACAACCTGTATGACAGCCTGTCTGCCCGTTACACCAAGGCGCTCGCGCGCTCCATGGCGTACACGAAGCAAGTCAAGGCGGCGTATCCGCTGAACAACGGCTTCACCAGCTACAACTCTGGTGACGGCGTGACCCTGTTTAGCACGGCGCACCCGTTGGTGTCCGGTGGCTACAACAGCAACCGTCCTGCCACCGCTTCTGACCTGAATGAAACCTCCCTTGAGGCGGCTGTCATTCAGATTGCGGCGTGGACGGATGAACGTGGTCTGCTCATCGCGGCTCGCCCGCGCAAGCTGATCATCCCGCCCGCGAATATGTTTGTTGCCACCCGCTTGCTGGAAACGGAACTCCGTACTGGCACGGCTGATAACGACATCAACGCGATCAAGTCTAACGGGTCCATCCCGGAAGGCTACACGGTCAACCACTTCTTGACCGACCCGAATGCGTGGTTCCTGACCACGGATGTTCCCAACGGCATGAAGCACTTCGTGCGCTCCCCGCTGGCGACCTCCATGGACGGTGACTTCGACACGGGCAACGCCCGCTATAAGGCTCGTGAGCGTTATAGCTTCGGTGTGTCCGATCCGCTCGGGATCTTTGGCTCGCCGGGTTCAACCTGACGGCTGGGACAGGGGGAGAAATCCCCCTGTCTTCTAAACATTTCACTTGCGGGAATGCTTTGAAGACAGGCATAATGTCCATGCCACCGGGGTAATCCGGTCCTACTGACTGTCCCGGCAGATCAGCACAAACAGTAGGGCTTAGATGTGCAGAGGGTAAAATGGCTTTTACCACGTTCTCCGGTCCTATTCGTTCCGGCACCATCCGCGAAGGCGCGGCCCGTAACACGGGTCTTGTGGTTCTCGCCCAGTCCTACAACAGCGGTGACTTGACCGGGGATGAAGTCGGCAACATTGACACGCTGGCTTTCCGTATCCCGCAAGGCTCTCAAATCATTGACATTGTTGTGGATCAGACGGTTGCAGCCACCGCTGGTACCACCACGGTTTCTGTTGGCAGCACCTCTGGTGGCGCAGAACTGATGGCAGCAATTGCCACCACGGCTGGCGGGCGTTTCCGTGGCACTGCCACTGCCGCTACGCAGGCTGCTTGGCAGACCTCCACCACCGCTGACACCACGGTTTATGTGCGCGTTGCGGTTGGCACCGCCACCCTCACCGCTGGTCAGTTCTATGTGACGGTCTCCTACATTCAGCGGGCATCCAACGGCGCTCAGAATCCCACCAGCGCCTAATAGCTAAGGAGGGTTCTGCGTCATGCAGACAGATATTCTTGCGAGCGCCGTCAGGACAAGTGACGGCGTGATGAACGACCAAGCTGGGAATGCGATTGGGCGTTGCCGTGTGAAGGCAATTTATATTGCTCCTGCGGCTGGTGCTGGTAGTGTTGTCCTGAAGGATGGCTCCTCTGGAGGGGCAACCAAAGTCACGATCAACACAATCGCCAGTTCCACAAGCACGAACTATGTCCTTCTCCCAGGTGAGGGGCTTTTGTTCCAGACGGGGGTTTATGCCGACATCACTGATGTAGCATCTGTGATGGTGTTCTATGGCTAAGACCCCTGCATGGCAGAGGAAAGAGGGCAAGAACCCTGCTGGCGGCTTGAATGCCAAAGGCAGGGCTTCTTACAACCGGGCCAATCCAGGGAAGCCTGGGTTGAAGCCACCGCAACCAGAGGGCGGATCTCGGCGGGATAGCTTCTGTGCCAGGATGAAGGGCATGAAGAAGAAGCTTACCTCAGCTAAGACCGCCAATGATCCAAACAGCAGGATTAACAAATCCCTGCGAGCGTGGAAGTGCTGACATGACTGACACTCATGAAGCGGCAAAGAATGTGGTGGACGCCCTTTCTATAGGGACTGTGGTGGCTACATTGGCTGGCATTCTACCTAGCATTGCTGCAATCTTCACGATTGTTTGGACCGTTATCCGCATCTATGAGACCAATACGGTTCAGAAGCTTCTGGGGAAAAAGCCTCTTCCAGATGCCAGTGCAGACTGATTTGGTTGGGCAAAGCTCATGGAACTGCCCAAAATCACTCCGGTAATCCAGTTTGCCACCGCAGCCTTTGCGTTGGCAGTTGGCGGCTATAGCGCGGGTGAGAAGTTTGGGTGGTTCAAGAATGAGATCTTGGTTTGGTCTCCTGAGCATTTCAGGATTGAGCCAGCTAAGATTGGTCATCCTGTTACCGTAACAGTGGCTCGGATTAAGAAGCGGGATGACTGTTCGGTTGAGAATTTTGAGGTGACAGTGCGTGATGGGGCTGGCGTTATTCATCAGGCGACACCAAGCATGACGCGCTTTACAGGGCCTGCTGGCCCCGAAATTGATACCTTCACTTATCTACTAACCATTTCAGACAAAGAAGCCACCGCTCCCGGAAAGGCAACTTTGTTGGCGGCCATCAAGTATAAATGTCCAGAAGGTGAACGCACGGTAACGTATCCTCGGCACCAAAATCTGACATTCATGTTGGAGAGATAGTGTGGAAACAATTCTAAATCTTGTCCGTACTGTTGCTCCATCCATTGCGAGTGCTGTTGGTGGTCCTCTTGCGGGTATGGCTACTCGTGCCATTTCGGAAGCTTTGCTTGGCAAGCCGGATGGGACTGAGCAGGAGCTTGAGAATGCTGTTGCTTCTGCCACCCCGGAGCAGTTGTTGGCTCTAAAGAAGGCTGAACAAGAGTTTGCCGTGAAAATGCGCGAGTTGGACATTGATCTTGAGCGTATCTCAAATGAGGACCGCGACAGCGCGCGAAACCGGGAAGTGTCTTTGAGGGATTGGACCCCTAGAGTTTTGGCTGGCCTGATTACCGTTGGGTACTTTGGGGTTCTATTCTGGATGCTTCGCTTTGGCTTACCAAATACCGGAAGCTCAGAGGCGCTTCTGGTTATGCTTGGGGCTTTGGGGACGGCTTGGGGTGGGGTTGTGGCCTATTACTTTGGTTCTTCCGCTGGGTCTAAAGAAAAGACCGAGGCTATGAACCGGATGGTGCGGAAATGAAAAGCAACTTTGAGCCATGCCTTGAGTTTGTCCTGCACCACGAGGGGTTGTGGTCCGACGATCCGCGAGATCCGGGCGGCGCCACTATGAAAGGCGTGACCCTGGCGGTTTATAGGGAATACCTTGGCCGGGATGCCAGCAAGGATGAACTGCGGAACATTCCAGACAAGCATCTTATGGACCTCTATAGGACTCGGTATTGGGATAAGGCTCGGTGTGATGACCTGGGTGCCGGGCTTGATCTGGTGGTGTTTGACCTTGCCGTGAATGGTGGCGTGGGTCGCGCGGCCAAGATCCTTCAGCGTTGCGTTGGGGCAGTAGAAGACGGAGCTATTGGCCCGAAAACCATGGCTTTGGTTACGCAAGTACCAGTGAAGCAGATGATAATTCGCTTCTCTGAACAGCGCCGTTTGTTCTATAAAGGGCTGAAAGCCTTTGAGACATTTGGGCGTGGCTGGCTTCGTCGCACTGATGAATGTGAATCCAAAGCCTTTGAAATGACAGGAGATTGATCATGAACGGTATGAAGAAGCCCAAGATGCCAAAGATGACACCCGATATGGGTGGCGCGGCTATGCCCAAGTTTGGCTCTCGCGCCATGCGTCCGGGTGGCATGAAGAAGGGTGGCAATGTTCACGCCGATGCGGCGATGGATAAGAAGCTCATCCGCAAAGAGATCGCCCGTGCCGAGAAGATGGAAGATGAAGGCATGAAGAAGGGCGGTAAGGTTAAGATGGCTCGCGGTGGCGGCGTTGAGACCAAGGGCAAGACCAAAGGGAAGTTCATCTAATGGCAGATGATGTTCGTGAGGCATATCGTCGTGGGCTAGATGTCCGCGAATATCGCCGGATGCGCGATGAAGGTACCTTGCCAACGAATGAAAGGGCAGATCTGCAAGAAGCTTATCGCCTTAACATTCCAGTAGAAGAACTTCGCGCTCGAAGAGCCGCTGCTGCTCGCACTTCTACTCGCGTTCCTCCTGCTGTTCAGCGTGGCGCTGTCATGTCTGATATGCAAATGGCAGATGTTCCGGGCAACATTCCATCTAGCCCAAGCGCGGCATCTGTTCGTCGAGCGCGAGATGACCTCATGCGGTATAATGCCATGCAAGAGGCAGATATGCCGGGGAACATTCCTCCCGTATCTCAGGCTGATATTCAACGCGCGCGTGAGGGCATCATGCGCGCGGAGGATATGCAGAATGCAGATATGCCAGGGAACATTCCTGCGCCAGGGACGAGCTTTGCTCCAGATGAAATTCAGGAAGCTATGTCTCGGACGAGGATGGAGCGGCAACGGCAGCGTAATCGTCCTAATACCCGCATGACCGCAACTCCATCTCCAGCGGATGCGCTCAATCAGCGTGAACTTGATCGGATTGCCCTTGGCAATCAGTTGGGTGACATAATGAAAGGCGGGGATATTCAGCCTCCCGCCGAGCGTTCTTTCTTGGAGCGCCTTGGCCTGCGCCGCACTAATGAGACCGGGGAAGGTCGCCCAAGCACGGGTGATTTCCGTGAAGACCTTCGCCAGCTTGGCAAGTCGCTTGGGTTTAAGAAGGGCGGTAAGGTCAAAAAGATGGCTAAAGGTGGCGCCGTCAAGGCTCCTTCTGCTTCTCGCCGTGGTGATGGATGTGCCGCTCGTGGCAAAACGAAAGGTCGAATGGTATGAAAAAGAAATACGCCGATGGTGGTCGCACTCGTTCTGCCCCAAGCTATGAAGAAGACATGACGCCCCCTCCGGGGATGCGTAACTTCCGCCCCCGCACCCTGCCGGGTGGCGAGGAGCCTGCTGCGCGCCGCCGTGCGCCAGTTGAGATCCCATCCTATGAAGAGGACATCACGCCTCCTCGCGGTATGATGCGTCCATCCCGCGAGCCTATGCCCCTTCCGCCCATTCCCCCGCCTATGCCTCCCCGGCGCATGGCTAAGGGTGGGATGGTGAAGATGGCTGGTGGCGGCTGCACCCGTGGTGACGGGATTGCTTCTCGGGGTAAGACCAAGGGCCGGATGATTTGAAGAAGCCGGAGAAAATTCGAAAGGTTCTGCGGGAGTTTAAGGAAGGCGACCTTAAATCATCCAGTGGGCAGAAGGTGACAAACCGGAAGCAAGCTGTGGCGATTGCGCTTTCTGAAGCCTCCCGCATGAGAGAGGGTGGGCGGGTAAAGCCTCAGAACCCAAAGCTATGGGCTGCGGCAAAGAGTGCCGCCAAGGCCAAGTTCGATGTGTACCCCTCTGCCTATGCAAATGCCTGGGCATCAAAGGAGTACAAGAAGAAGGGTGGCACTTGGCGTGGGCCTGATAACAGGGTCACAAAGAAATGAAGGGCGGTCTTGGTAAGTGGTTTGGTGAGAAGTGGGTTGATGTAAAGACCGGGAAGCCCTGTGGGCGTAGCGGTTCTGAGAAGTCAAAGCGCGGGTATCCCGCTTGTCGTCCTGCTGCCGCTGCTGCCAAGATGTCATCAAGCCAGAAGGCGACCATGGCTCAAAAGAAAACTGGACCAGCCCGTAAGAGTTGGCCCATAACTCCCAGCGGGAAGAAGAAGTAATGACAACCTCTGGCACCGCAGTCTGGAATCTCGACATCGCTGACCTCATTGAGGAGGCGTATGAACGCGCGGGCCTTGAAGCCCGGACAGGTTATGATTTCCGCACGGCTCGTCGGTCCCTGAATATGATCTCTGCTGAGTGGTCCAATAGGGGTTTGAACCTATGGACCGTTCAGGAGAACACCCTGGTCCTGACACCTGGGGTTAAGACATATTCATTGCCTGCTGATACCATTGATATTATCGAGACCATGATCCGGGTGAATACCAGCGGATCTGCTCTTGATTACACGGTATCTCGCATTGGCGTAGGCGATTATGCCACCCTGCCAAACAAGAACACCACGGGTCGCCCTCTTCAGATCTATGTGAATCGTCAGGTTGATCCAGAATACACCCTCTGGCCTGTGCCGGATCTTCCTTACACCATCCTATACTGGACGATGAGGCGCATTCAGGATGCCACATCTGCCACCGATGTCATGGATATGCCTGTCCGGTTTGTCCCGGCGCTGTCGGCTGCGTTGGCGTATCAGATTGCTCTGAAGCGGCCAGAAGCCACAGGGAGGTTGCAGATCCTCAAGGCTGATTATGAGGAGCAGTGGAAGCTTGCCTCAGATGAAGACCGTGGGCGTGAACCAGCTAGGTTCGTGCCTTGGTCTTCTTACCCGTGAGGTAGCGGTTTATGGCGGTCAAGTTTGCCCGTGGTAATAAGGCATACGCCTTCTGTGACCGCTGCTATCAGCGGTATGATCTGAAGGATCTGACTTGGCAAGTTGTGAACCAGAAGCCAACGGGGCTGAAGGTTTGCAATGAATGTAATGACGTTGACCATCCTCAGTATCAGTTGGGCAAGTTCCCAATCAATGATCCTGTAGCTCTTCAAGACCCACGGCCCGACATCAATCCGGGCAGGAGCCTTCCTGGCTGGAATCCTGTGGGCAATTCAGCCACCACCTCAAACGGCAATGTTGGCATTGTCAGCATTTACATCTCATAAGGACGAAGCAAATGGCTGGAGTGACAAGCGAAAACATGAAGAAGTACGGGCGGAATATCGCTCGTGCCATGAACCAGAGTGGCCGGGCCAAAGGCCCCAGCACTGGAAACCCGTTCAAGTCGGTTTCGGCTGACCAGGGTTCCAACACTGGCGCGGTTGGCAAGGTGGTCAAGAACGCCAAGGCCCCGGATCAAGCCATTGTGGATGAGGGCGTTGCCCCCTACAAGCCCACGAAAATTCGCGGGACAGGCGCGGCCACAAAGGGTACTATGGCTCGCGGCCCAATGGGCTGAGGGATAGGCAGCAATGAACTACACAACTCTTGTAACCCTATTACAGGATTACACGCAGAACTCTTCGTCTGAGTTCATTGCCGCTATTCCTGAGATTGTGAAGCTGGCTGAGGATCGAATCTATCAATCGGTTCAGATCCCGGCTCTCAAGCGTAATGCCACATCAAACTTTGTTTCGGGCAATAAGTATCTGGCGGCTCCCACAGACTTCCTTGCGGCCTATTCAATGGCGGCTAAGAGCGCAACAGGGGTTTATTCATACCTTCTTGAGAAAGAGGTTGGGTACATCAATGAGGCGTTCCCAGACCCGTCTGCAACGGGGGTGCCGAGGTATTATGCCCTATTCAATGATGCGACCTTTGTGGTGTCTCCCACGCCAGATGATTTTTATGAAGTAGAACTTCACTACTTCTATGAGCCTCCCAGCATTGTGGAGGCTGGCAATTCTTGGCTTGGGGATAACACTGAGAGTGTCTTGTTCTATGGGTGCTTGTCTGAGGCGTACACCTACATGAAGGGTGACGCTGATCTGACTACCCTGTATCGTGCGCGGTATGATGAAGCTCTTGGACGGCTGAAGGTTCTGGGTGAGGGTCAGGATAAGCGGGATAACTTCCGCCTTGATCTGCCTCGGATCATGCCGACATAGGATGAACGATGATTGTTCAGGCGTTTTGCACAAGCTTCAAGAAGCAGCTTCTGGAAGGGGTGCATGATTTTCGGGTCGTTGGCGGCGATGTCTTTAAGATTGCGCTGTACACTGAGGCTGCGAACATCAATGTAACGACCTCTCAGTACACCACCACTGGCGAGATCAGTGGTACTGGCTACACCGCTGGTGGCTTGACGCTGACCAATATTGCTCCGTCTGAATACAATTTAGCTGGGGTGTGTTCGTTTGAGACCGCCACATGGGCTGGCGCTTCGTTCTCGGCGCGTGGTGCTTTGATCTACAACACCACCCCTGCCCACACATACACAAACCCCGTGTGCTTGGTCCTTGATTTCGGGACCACGCGGTTTGCTGTGAGCAATAGCTTTAGCGTTCAGTTCCCGCAGATCACTGATCTCAGCGCGATTATAAGGATCAACTGATATGGCCTTTGTGATTGCAGACCGGGTTCGTGAAAGCAGCGTAAGCACAGGCACGGGAAACTTCACGCTTGGTGGGGCAGTAACTGGCTATCAGACCTTTGCGTCTGTTATGGCAACAAGCGATACCACTTACTACACTATCGCCGACCAGGGTGGCGCTAATTGGGAAGTGGGTATTGGTACATTTACCAGCCCATCTACATTGGCGCGCACAACCATTCTATCATCCAGCAATGGCGGTAGTGTTGTTACATTCACTTCTGGCACCAAGGATGTGTTTATTAGCCTTCCTGCCAGCAAAACGAATGTTGAAGATCAACCTAATCTGATTGAGGTAAATAGTTCTTCAGCAGCCCTTCGCATTACTCAAACAGGCGCGGGCAATGCGCTGGTGGTTGAGGATAGCGCTAATCCAGATTCGACGCCGTTTGTGGTTGATGCTTCTGGGTTTGTTATTCAAGGCTACACAGCCAACTTAACCGGAGCGGCTTATCAATCTAATAGCGGGACGCCGTTCAGTGGTATTCGCTGGAACGCTGCTTCAACTGGCCCATCTGTGTTAATTGGGAAGTCCCGTAGCGCCACAATCGGCACAAACGCAATTGTGCAAAGTGGCGACATAGTTGGGAACATTACATTTACTGGAGATGACGGGGCGACATTTATTTCTGCCGCAACTATTACAGCCGCCGTTGACGGCACCCCCGGCACGAACGATATGCCTGGACGGCTGGTGTTCAGCACCACGGCTGATGGGGCTTCCAGCCCGACTGAGCGCATGCGGATTACTAATGCCGGAATAATTGGTATTGGTTCTACAGGCACTACCGGCGCAACAGTAACTATAGCAAAAACTTTAACCGGCGCGACAACTGCGTATGGAATTTTGTCTTCTGGGCAAGTTCAGTCTGATGTCACGACAGTAAACTACGGTTATCTTTCTCAATCAAATACACAAGCAACAGCTTTCACGCTTGGCGAATTTAGGCATTTTGCTGCCGTTCAAGGAACTATTGGTGCTACTTCCGCCATTACTAATCAACATGGGTTTTATGTTGCGAGCAGTTTGACGGGAGCCACCAACAACTACGGCTTTTATTCCAACATTGCCTCCGGCACAGGGCGTTGGAATTTCTACGCCAATGGCACTGCTGACAATTACTTCAATGGGAACGTGGGGATTGGGACCACAACCCTTGGCTCCAAACTAACAGTAAATGGCGATGTTGCTGGCACGTTCTTTGTGAACCCGACAACCGTATCCGCCGATTACACAATCCCAACCAATTACAACGCCATGACGGCGGGGCCGATTACCGTAAATAGCGGGATCACCGTCACCGTTCCGTCAGGTTCAACGTGGGTGGTCACCTGATGCCTGTAAAGCTCAACTCCACAGGTGGCGGCAGCGTCACCCTAACCACGCCCAGCACGGCGAGTGATTTCACAGTCACCATTCCTGCTGCCACTGGCACTATGGTCACAACAACCGGCGCCTCCACTGTTGAGTTTGCTGCTGGCAGTGCTGCCGCGCCAAGCATCACCACTACTGGCGACACGAATACTGGTATTTTCTTCCCTGCCGCCGATACGGTAGCAATTTCCGCTGCTGGCACAGAGGATTTCCGCATTGGCCCTGCCGGGCAGATTGGTCTGCAAGGCGCAAACTACGGCACCTCGGGTCAGGTATTGACCTCCAATGGCTCTGGCTCTGCGCCTTCGTGGCAGGCTGCTGCTGGCACGGGCGCTCTCAAGAACGTCCAGGTCTTTACCTCATCCGGCACCTACACCCGCACCAGCGGCGTTACCACGGCGGTTGTGGTGGCTGTTGGTGGGGGTGGTGGTGGTGGTTCGCCTTGGTTTTCAGGCACAACAGCTACTAACGGTTCATCAGGAGGTACTACATCTTTTGGCTCTCATGTTAGCGCAGCGGGCGGAAGCGGTGGTTTTGGCCCTAATAATAGTAACGGTTCTGGAGGTAATGGTGGAACCGGAGGTACTGGCGCAACAATAGCCATACGCGGTGAGCCGGGTGGCATTAAACTAGATGCTAGCGTTAACTGTAGTTTTCTTTTTGGAATTTCAGGATTTGGTGGAGGTCAAGGGGCAGGAAAATCTGTTCCTGCAACAGTCGGGGGCCTTGGTGGGACTGCTGGTATTGCCGGAGTTCGAGGTGGTGGTGGTAGTGGTGGTGCCGGTATAACTTATGGTCAAGGCGGTGGCGGCGGTCAGGGCGAAACTTGTATTAAATACACAACTACTGTGGGTGCAACTGAAACTGTTACCATTGGGGCTGGTGGGGCTGGAGGTACTTCTGGTCAACCCAGTGTTCCTGGCGGCGGAGCTGGCGGCGCTGGATACATCATCGTGTATGAGTACAGCTAATGCTGCTCTCTATGCTTGCGCCTCCTGGCGCTCCATCACCAGAGGAATTGATCAAGTTTTATATGGAGAAGAAAGTCATGAATTACGCAATGGTGCAGAATGGCGTGATCGTGAATGTCGTTGATTGGGATGGCGTTACGCCATACACGCCGCCCGAGGGCTGCGAATTGCATCAGTGGGACGGCCCGATGAACATTGGCTGGCTGTGGGTTGATGGTGCGCCTGTTGATCCAAATCCTCCGCCGCCTCCTGAGCCTGAAGCTCCTGACACCCCATCAGAAGGCCCCACGGTGATCTGATGTTGCAAACAAAGCCCATCACCTTTGGTAAATTGAACGGGACTGTGTTTGACTTTCCCGTTGCTGGTGATTTGCTGCCTATGCACCAGCATGGCGAGGGCGATGTGCATATTACCGTGGTTGCAAGAGGCAGCTTCAAGGCGCATGGCAATGGCTGGGAGCGGGTTTTGAAGGCGGGTGATGTGGCTGATTGGAAGCCCAATGATCCGCATGAATTTGTTGCACTTGAGGATAACTCGCGTATTGTAAACATTGTGAAGGGGTAGGCTATGCCAATCACCATCTCAGGCTCCACAGGTATCGCGGGTGTTGACGGCTCTGCCTCCACCCCGGCTGTGCAAGGCACCGACACGAATACGGG